GTATTATTTCACTTGCTGATGATGGAGGAATTGAACTCCGAAACTATAATATTTATCCGTTTTAATCTGGTTAAAATTGTGCTAATAGCATGGTCTGTGAAGATAGTGCTATTGATAATTATTATAGTCCAAGTGTGTTATGTTTTAGTCATATAATACTTTTTGGTTAAGTATTTGGTATTAATATTTTAGTTATTATTAATTGTGAAATTAGTAATAATAGTGATTGTGTAAACTCATATGTTATTTGTGCCTAGCTTTGTCTGTGAAGATATTGCTAGGATTTTTAGTATGTATATTATTAACTTTAAACATATAATTAAAATGGATAATTATGATTCTTTTATTTTCGATGGTCTATTAGATAGATATATTGAAGAACAAGCTAAGTTTAAAAAAGGACAAGTAGTTTATATGGAATATACTTATCAATATCATAATCAAACTAAGCTTGGTGTTTGTGTTGGTATTGTAACCGAAGTTGGAATTACTAAAGTTGAACGTACAGTAGGTAATAATAAATATATTGATTATCCTATTGTATATGCTGTAACTCATGCTAAAGGTGTTAGTCGTTGTGTTAGTGAATGTAAACTTGGTTCTGTATCTGAACATATTCTTAAAGAACGTCTTAAACGTGATGGTAAGAATAATGAACAGAATAATGAGGCTGAACAGAATGGCTAGTTATTCATAGCCTAAACATGTTCATGGATATAATTCTTTTGCCCTCTGTTGAATTTTCATATATAATCTGATTAATCTATCACGATTAATATTGAGTTCAATACAGAGCAAAAGAACTAGCTAATAAATGTTAAACTAAAAATTTAATACAGTTTTGTTATGAATTATGTTGCTTATAAGAATATTGATGGTACTATTACATCTGGATTTAAAGTTAAACTTTATGATATAGTTACTTTGAATACTGGCTATTGGAAAGATAAACTTGCTATTGTTCTATATATTAATGAAGCTAAAAAACAAATTAAAGTTCGTATTATCGAATGTGGTATGGATTTAACTCTTAAAGTTAAAGATGTTCAATTTGTTAATCATAATAATAGAACTGCTGCTCGTTCTTATATTGATTTATGTAATAAACTATCTAAAGCCTTTCATGATAAATATACTGATAAACAGTATATAAAAAATAATTGGTTTACTGATAAGTTTATTATTAATGATGTAACTGCTACTACTATTGCCATAGGTATTGGTCAATATATTACTAATATTGATAGCGATAGATATTCTGTTAGTGCTATTATGTGGCTTAGTGATATTAAAGATTATATAGATGCTTTACTTAAATATGGTGATTTTGATTTTGTTGATAAGGCATTTAAAATTTATAATATTACTGATACTAGATTTGAACTTATTCGTAAACTTTATAATTATTTCTATGATTGAAGATGCTATTGGATATATTTTTGGAGTTTGTGTTGGATGTATTTTATTTCTTATTTATGAAGTATTTAATCTATATAAGAAGATTGAACGAATTAATATAGATATTAATAAACTTCAAAATAAAGATATAGAATTTCATCGTAATATTGAATTTATTATTAATTATAGTGAATATAATAAAGAAGTTCTTGAACATTTTATTGATAAACTTAATGAACTTAATGATAGTATTAAAGCGAAAGTTGATGACTAGCTTGCTTCCATCCTCTACGGGGGGTCGCCACGGAGCGTAGCGTAGTGGCTCTACTAATCTAACTATTATTGAACTTATTATAGTTTTAACTATTAAATATAATTGTTTTATTAATCTTTAAAAACGTAAAATACTTATGAAAAAGTATGATGAAGTTTCTGTTGTTCGTCAACTTAATAATGTTGGCGCTGTTATTGGAATCAATCCTGCTAGTAAAGTTATTAAAGTAGCTAAGAATAGTTCTATTGGTAATGGAACTAGTGGTAAAATTGATTTTCTTACTCATTATTGCGGTTATTATCTTGAATATGTTGATGTTATTCAACAACAAAAAGAACGTGATGAAGAGATTGCTGCTAAGAAAGCTGCTAAAAAGGCTGCTCGTAAAGCTAAATTTGCAGAGGATAATACTATTGAAGGTATTTCTCGTGCTGTAAGTAAACGTATGCGTGCTATTAAAAGAAAATAGTATGCTATGGTTAGTTTTAAATTCTCATTTGGAGTTGTAGGTAAATCCAAAGAGAAAGAACAAATAAATAAATATGTTATTATAGTTGCTAAATGTGAGGGAATTATTAGATATGTTGATAATACTTATAAAGTAGAATATAATGGTAAACTATATAGCATAACTGGTGAAAGTTACAGAACTAAAGGAAAGAAAGTTGTTTATGCTCGTCGATTAGATGAATATAATCATAGAATTAAAATTATAAGAGATAGTGAAAATAGAAAAACTGTTGATACTAGATTTTATATTCCTTTTGCTGCTGGACTTATAGCTAAAGGTAAAATTGTTAAAATGCCTTTTACTAAGGAACTATTTCATATTACTACGTGTTATAATCGTGGTGATAGTGAATCTACTATTTTAGCTTTTCAAGAATGGAAAGAATATGAAGATAAAGTTAAAAATAATCTTATTGATATAAATAATAAATTGAAATGATTAGTAAACTAGAAATAGCTAATACTCCTAAGAAAGACAATAATATTACTTTTACTAAAGACCAAGAAATTGCTGTGCATAAACTTATTGAGTTTCTTGCACAACCTTGGGATGATAAAAACTTTATTAATGCTCTTTGTGGCGCTGGCGGTACTGGTAAAACTTTTGTTATTAAATATGTTATTGATAATTGTAAATGGTCTAATAGCGTTATAGGCTGTGCTGCTCCAACTCATAAAGCTTGTAGAGTTCTTAGTAGTTCTATTGGTAATAAAGAAGTTAATACAATACAATCTGTATTTGGTTTTAGACTTGATGTTGATATTGAAAACTTTGACCCAGAAAATCCTGCTTTTAATCCTAAAGGTAAAGATAAGCTTGATGGACTTAAAGTTTTAATTATTGATGAAGCTTCTATGCTTAATGCTAAACTTGTTAAGTATATTAGTAATAAATGTAAGAAGCTTCAAATTAAAGTTATAATGCTCGGTGATAGTTCTCAGCTTCCACCTGTTAATGAAAAAACAAGTCAAGCATTTCTTATATCTAGTAATACTTATTATCTTAAAGAAATTGTTAGACAAGGAAATAATAATCCTATTAGTAAACTTCTTAAACTTCTTCGAGAAGATATAGATAATAAGAATGGATGGAGATTTCTTGATTATATATCTAAAAATAGACAAGATTATAATGAAGAAACTAAAGGATTTTATGTTTGTGGTCAAACTGAATTTTCTGAAATAATTGATACTTGTTTTAATGATGAAGCTTATACTAAAGATATAGATATGTATCGTATTATAGCTTATACTAATAATCGTGTTGCTACATGGAATAATTATGTTAGACATTCTATTATTAAAGATGCTGATAAAAGTTTGATTACTAGTAATGACTTAATAATGAGTTATGTTACAATAGTTAATAATTTTAATGATATTATTATTAACAATAGTGAAGAATATATCATTAAAGATATTATTAATACTGTTGATAACACTTATGAGTTTAAAGGGTTTCTAGTTAAATTTCAAGCTATTCATGGTGGTGAAATAACTCAACCTTTATTTGTTATTAATCATACTGATAATTATACATTTCAAATGTATTATAAGAAATTGACTGAACTTATTAATGATGCTAAACAAGCTAGTAGTTCTGAACGTGGAAGTAAATGGAAACAATATTTTGATTTTAAACGTAAATATCTTCTTGCTGCTAATGTTACGAATAGTAATGGTAAGATTATATTTAGTAGAGATTTAGATTATGGTTTTGCAATTACTTCTCATAGAGCACAAGGTTCTACTTATAAAAATGTTTTTGTAGATATTAATGATATGATTTACGATAAGTATGGAAATCCTTATACTAATAGAGATGAAATGCTTCGTAGATTATATGTTGCTTGTTCTCGTGCTAGCAATCAATTAGTATTATGTTATGGCAAATAAAACAGTTGATGAATATATTGATTGTATAAATTGTCCTAATCATATATTTAATACAGGTAGTTATATAATTGGTGGTAGAGGAAGTATTCATGGAGATATTGTTTTCTTATTTCCTAAAAGCGATAAAGAATATAATAATAATCAATTATTTATTGATGTTGGTAATCTTTATGATGAATATTCTGGACGTAATAACACCGAAGATGTATATATGACTTATAGTATTAAATGTTCTTGTTCTAATAATTATGATACATATAATGCTGCTGTTAATAATTGTCGTAAAATTCTATGGAAAGAATTAGCTAAAATTAATTATAAATATCTATTTATATTTGGTGAAGCATGGAGAAGTATTAGTAATAATCCACTTCCTAGATTTATGGCTACTGGCGGTAAATATGTACTTGTTAATTATTCTCCTTTTGTTAAATATAAAGATGAAAATCTTTATCATACTTTTAAACAACGTTTTGCTGATGATGTTATTTGGGTTACTAAAAATAGAAATAATTATGGTATTGGAATATAAATGATTAATTGTATAGGTTATGATGTTGAAGTTCTAAGAAATTTCTTTTCTATAACTTTTGTTAGTATTAACAGCTATCTTAAAGTTTTTAAAGATTGTGTTGGAGATGATGGAAAAGCTATACCTTTAGTTCAAAAACTATCTGTTGAACAAATTAAAGCTCGTCTTAAAACTGTTGAAAAACATAGTTTTTATATTACAGATAAAAACGACAGTCAATTACTTACTATAATAGATTATATTAATAAGACTAGATTATATAAAGATTCTAATGGAAATATTATTCGTACTGATTTGTATGGATTTAATAGTTTTAATTATGATAATCTTATGGTTGCTGCTTTACTTAGTTTTTATATGCGTACGAATAGTACGAAAGAACTTATTACTAAGTTATATGAAACAAGTAAAACTATAATTAATAGTCAAAATGATAAAGATAGATTTAAAAATGATTTTTATCTTACTAGTCTTAGAAAATATAAACTACCATTTACTGGTATTGATGTAATGAGAATATTTGCTCTTAACAAGGCAAGTTCTGTTATAGATAAGAAAACAGGAGAACGTAAATATGTTCCTAAAGGTCTTAAGCAAACTTCTATTAATCTTCAATGGTATGAACTTCTAGAATACGAACTTCCTAGTATTAATGAAAAAGAAGCTGAATTATATAATAGTATTCCTAATCTTAAAGGAATGACTGTTCAACAACTTAATAAGTTTGTTGATAAATGGGATAGATTTATTCTTGATGAATATATTGAACCTATGATGCATTATAATCTTAATGATGTTTTTATAGTTTGTGAAATTGTTCGTCTTTATCCTGAAGAAATTAAATCCAGATATGCTATTAGTAGAGCTTATGATGTAGACGTTCTTAATTCTAGTCGTAGTAAAACTGCTGATATTCTTTTTGAGAAGTTTTATAGTAAATTTAGTGGTCTTGCTCCTGAACAATGGAAAGGTAAGAAAACTGAAAGAACTGCTATGAGTTTTAAAAAAGTTATTTTTCCTTTTATTAAATTTAAAACTAAACCTATGCAAGATTTTCTTGATGAATGTCTTAAAACTACTATTTATAGAGTTAATAAAGATGCGTTTAGTAAAGAAGTTAAAATTGGAAATGTAACTTATACTGTTGCAACTGGAGGTTTACATAGTCAAGATAATCCTGTTGAACTTTGGAGTAGTGGAAGAGAATTATTTCCATCCTCCACGGGGGGTCAATACGATGTACTTGGCAATGATGACTATGTTTATATTCATGCTGATATTAATAGTATGTATCCTAGTATTATTGCTGCTCATAAAGTAGCTCCAGCTCATCTTGATACTAATGCTTTCTGTAATCTTATTGAATGGCTTAAAAATAAGCGAGTTGAAGTTAAGCATAGTAATGAAGATATTGTAGATGGAATTGATAGAGATACTTTAGCTTTGGTTCTTAAGATTGTTATTAATTCTGTTTATGGCAAACTTGGGTTTGAAGCTGGTAATCTTTATGATAGACTTGCTGTACTTAAAACTACTATTAATGGACAGTTAATGATGTTAATGTTAGTAGAAGAGTTAGAAATAAATAATATTCATGTATTAAGTGCTAATACTGATGGTATTGTTATTAAACTTTATAAACGAGATATTGACATTTATAATCGTATTAAAGATACTTGGGAAAATATTACTAAACTTAAGTTTGATACAGATTATTATAATTGTCTAATTAGCAGAGATGTAAATAATTATCTTAGTCAGTTTAGAGTTATTAAAAATGGTGTACATAAACTTAAACTTGAATCTAAAGGTGCTCTTAATCCTATGATGTATTCTTTAGATTTAACTAAAGGTTATTCTATGCCTATTGTTGCTCAAGCTATTGAAAACTATTTTCTAAAGAACAAACCTGTAATGGATACTCTTCAAGAAGCTACTAATATTCTTGATTTTTGTTTAACTCAAAATGTTGGTAAGCAATTTCATGTTGAAGAAACTAAAATTGAAAATAAACAAGTTATTAGAATTGTTTGTCAAAGATATATTCGATTTTATGTTTCTAATAATGGATATATAATTGAAAAAGTTCATAACGATAATGGTTCTCGTAATAGAATGGCTGCTGGTTCTGTAGTTACAGTTATTAATACACTTGATGATAAAGATATTTCTTTACGTGATATTAATTTTAAATTTTATTATCAAGAAGCTATGAAGATTATTAATCCTATTAAACTTAAAATTTCTCCTAAAGGAAAAGGCAAAAGTAAAATTAAAAAATATAGTGGTATGTATAATCCTATTTTTAATGAAGATGATTTTGAATGAAAAATGTATTAGAAGAATCTTATAATAAACTTATTAATAAATGGGGTTCTAAACAATATAAAGGTGTTGGAACTATACATTGTGTTCAACCTCTTCAATATACTGAAATTATAAGTAGAATTATAGTTCTTATGCGTAATAAGAATCCTAATATTAAAATACTTATTGTTGTAGGTGTTTGGAAGGAAAGAACTGAAATTGTTGATGCTCTTAAAAATAATAATATAAATATAGATACTATTAATATTCTTACTTATACTTATATTAATAGTAAATATAATTATAATTATGATGTTTCTATTGTTGTTGGAGTTAATGAATGGAATCTTTATGTTAATACTGCGTTTAATCATGCTAGATTTAAACTTATGATTATAACTAAAGATACTATTGATTCTGCCAAATTAAGTACAATTTATCTTAATATTCCTCCTATTAATGATAGTATAAATTCTAGTAATATTAATGGAGTTCGAGCTTTACTCCCCGTAGAGGAACATAGAGAGCCTATTCTATTTATTAATCAAGAAGATATTGATAATTACGATAAATATACTGAATATATTACTCAAACTATTCAAGTATTTGGTAATCTTGATAATATTAAATATGCTCGAAGTGGTACTCCAGATGGACGTAGTGCTATGCAATATATTACCGAAATAGCTGAGTATAATGGATGGAGTAATAATATGGATATGACTAATCCTTTTAGTGAACAAATAGATAAATGTTATAATCCTATTGTTCTTTCTGAAAGAGTTAAGACTTTCTATAATATTGTTCGTGAACGTACTCTTCTATGTTCTGATAATGTTTGTAAACTAGATAGAATTGTCGAGATTGTTAAAGATAACCCTGATAAGAAATTTATTATTATTAGTAAGAGAGGAGAATATGCTGCAACTATTACTAAATATATTAATGATAAATTAGGTGAAATATGTGGTGATTACCATGATAAGATTGATGATAAAGTTCTAGTTAATTCTAATGGTATTCCAGTTTTATATAAGACCGGAAGCCAAAAAGATAAGCCTAGAATCATCAAATCTAAGGCTATTTCCACGCTGAATTTGAAGGCTTTTAATGATGGCTTATTAAGAGTATTATCCATAAAAAATAGTTCAAATACGGAGCTAGAAACAAGCGTAGACGAATGGATAATAACCTCACCATTATGCGATACAATAGATGAACTTATATATAGATATAATGGTATTAATTGTAATCAATCAAAACTTAAAGTACATAAACTTTATATAAGTGGAACTATTGAAGAAGCTGCCTTAAAGAAAGAAAAGTTATCACCTAATCATCAGATTATAGAAAATATTAATTCTAACATTTGTGCTCAAAATTTTGATGATATTATTTGTTAGTATAAATATAATAGTTACATTTGTAGTGTAATCAAAATTGCTCTTTGATGTAATGGACGAAGAAAAAGAAATTAAAGTTAATGATACTGTTATTACTACTAGTAATAATGGTATTGAAAAACACAATGGTATTCAACATACCAATGCTGCATATCAGTTAAATTATATTAGTGAAGCTGAAATTGCAGGTCTTGAACCATTTATTAAACGTGTTATGCGTAGTGATAAATGTGGTATTAAGTCTATTGAAGATGGTCTTGCTATTGCAATGCGAGCTAAAGACCTTAGACTTCCATTTTCTACTTGTATTGAACATATTCATGTAGTTCAAGGTAAAACAGGTGTTGATGTCCATATTATTAAGGCATTACTTGTCAAAGGCAGCGTGAGTTGGGAAAAAATAGATGATTATCGCGCTCTGTACGAATATACAGATGGCTTTAATGCTTATGATGAAGATAAACTTCCTCAAGACTGTATTAAGTGTCTTACTTCCAAAGAGGCACAAACTAAAAATACAGAAGATAAAGAACATGAACATATATATGTTTATCCTGTTAAATATTATAAAGATTATAATGGTAATGTATATAAAGAATATCAGCTTAATGGTAAGTTTGAAATAGCTACTAATCCTGCTGAAGCTAAACAAATTGCTTCTACTGGTAAAGTTCCTGTTTATAGAATACCTGCTATTCCTATTGATTATATTACTCGTTATCGTTTTTATCGTAAGATTGGTGGACGTGATATTATTGCTGAGGGTGAGTTTACTTATAAAGATGCTATTGTTGCAGGATGTTTTGAAAAAGATACTTATAAGAAATATCCTAAAATAATGATAAGTCATAGAGCATTTGTTTATGGTGCTCGTGAAATTGCTAATGATTTAATTATGGGCTGTTTAAGCACAGAAGAATTAAAGACTATGCAAGGTATTGATTTAAGTAATGAAGATATTATTGATATTACTGAAATTCAATAACATAAACAAACTAGAGAAATTATTATTAAACAAAACAGTCGTATGACTGATATTATTCACTTTTTAAATAATTATAATTATGAAAGATTTTAAGAAAGGTTTGAGTTTTGGTATGGGTATTGTTAATGCTGGTCAAAGAGCAGTTAGTGAAGAACCTGAATTGGTAGTTGTTTCTACTCCTGGTAGTTTCCGTATGACTGCCCAAGTTTCTAAAGCTCTCGGCATTGCGCATGGTGAATATGTAATGTTCATTAATAACTGTGCTAATATTGATAACGCTATTATCAATAAAGTACCCGAAGTTGTCGCTTTCTGTGAAGAAAAAGGTTTGGATGTTGATTCTCCCGAAGCTGCTATGGCTGTTCATGCTGAATTTGATATTTGGGCTTTAGCTAAAGGTATTGCCGAACTTGATAAGAATGGTAATCCTTGTACTACTCGTATTCGTATGAGTAAGAACGATAAAATTAAGTATGTTAATACTTATTTTAATGAAACTCTTGAAGGCGCTTTAGCTTCTTCTAATGAAGAGTTAAAAACTGTTCTTACTCGTGAAGGTATTACAGAAGATGAACAAAAAGAACTTTTGATTAGCTGCATTCAGGGTGATGAAATTGCTAAAGTTAAAGGTTCTAAATGTGCTAATACTGCTGCTTTGTCTGGTATTGGTGTAACTCTTAACTTTACTGATTCTAACGTATGGAAACAGTTGAAGTCTAATATGACCGATGAAGAAGCTACTTCTAAGAATCGTGTTTACGCTGTTGATATTGACAATTTGCAAGAAGCTGTTGTTAATAACGGTCATAAAGATGTAGTTGTTAAGATTGCTTTGCTTACTGAATATAAAGACGAAGACCCTATTCGTATTGGTAAGAAAGGTGAAGCCGAAAAGACTGAGAAATAATAAATCTTCGTCCTAATATTATAGTATTTTGAACATAGAGCCGTATTATTAGTAAATCTAATGATGCGGCTTTTATTTTATCTAATAATTCTTTTAATTACTTTAATTATGTCGACAGAAAAAGAAATTAAGAATGAAGCTGCTGTTGCAGCAAGTGCTGAACAAACTGCTAATGCAGAAGTACAAACACCTAAGAAACGTAAAGGTAGAGGTATTAATAATGAATTACGTGATGTAACTCGTAAGAAATTTGATGAACGTACTGATTGTAATAAAGCTAATGGTTTATTCATTGGACATCTTGAAGATGTTAAAGTTGATTGGGCTACATTGAAAGATGATGTTCAAGGTATGCCTTCATTTGCTGGTATGAGTATTCCTTATCTTACATTTACTTTTGCTAGTAATCATGAAAATATTAACGAGCGTCGTTATGTAACTCAACGTCTTCTTCCTGCTGAAAGTAATGTTGAAACTATTCCTGGAGCTAAAAGTGCTTGGAAAGTTGATAACATCTTCCGTTTTATGAAACATATTTATAATGTTTTTGTTCTTAAAGGACGTGATTTAACAGAAGAAGAAATTGATGCTCTTACTCTGCCTTTTGAAGACTTTGATGAAAACATGCAATATGTTCCTGTTGAACCTGAAGAAGTTATTGCTGGTTATAAAATTGTATTTGAGAATTATGTTAAGTTACTTAATAATAATGGTAAACCGGTTTATAAAGATACCAAAGGTAAGCCTATTACTATTTGGATGAAACTTCTTCGATTCATTAAGAATGATGGTAAATGGCGTGCTGTCGTTGGAAGTAAATCTTCATTTGGTGATTTAGGATTTCCTACATTTATCAACGATGGAGTAATTGAACTTTATAAAGAACAAACTGCTCCTAGTCTTCATATTGACCCTTATAAGGAAAGTATAGTTTATAAGCAATCTGCTGAACAAGCTAAACAACCTAATGTTGCAATGCCTGGTGTTAATGTTATGCCTGGTGTTCAACCTGCTTCTTCTATGAATCCTGTTGGTGGATTTAATGATAACGCAGGTTTCAGTCCTTTTGGTGGTGGAGATGATGCTGCTGGTGCTTTTGTTAATCCAACAAGCGATTTACCATTCTAAAAATTAAAGTTAGTTAAATAGTTGTATATAAGAGGATTAGGTACTAATTTAGTGCCTAATCCTCTTTTTTTATATGTTCACGATAAAGGTCAAATTAAGTATATTATGAAAAGAAATATTGGAAATACTATTTTAACTAAAGATTATATTTTCTCTAAAGTTAGTCAAATAACTATTTTTAGTACCTATACTGGAATTAGTGTTGAAGATATTCAACATTGTATAGATACTGGAGAATTTATATCTAGTCCTTTTCGTGAAGATACTCATCCTAGTTTTGGTTTTAGATATGATAATAGAAATAAACTTAAAGGAAGAGATTTTGCTGGATATTGGTGGGGAGATTGTATAGATGCTGCTGCAACTGTTCTCTCTGAGATTGTTCATAAGCAAATTGATATTTCTATTAAGAGTCAATTTCTATTTGTTCTTAAACATATTGCTTATACTTTTAGAAATATTATTTATGGACAAGACAAAGATGAAAACAACGATAGTAGTATTGCTAGGGCTATTAGTAATGTACGTAATCATAAACCTATTATTGAACTTGTTACTCGTCCGTGGAATAATTTAGACGCTAAGTATTGGGGACAATTTGGTATTAGTCTTAATTTTCTTAATACTCATTTTGTTTATCCTGTTGAACAATTTTATATTAATCGTTCTACTAATCCTATTCCTAAATATTTTTATGATAAAGATAAGACTGATTTATGTTATGGTTATGTGCTTGGACAAGATAATAGAGGTATAGTTAATGTTAAACTCTATTTTCCTAATAGAAATAAGAAAACTGAAGTTAAGTTTATTACAAATAGTAATACTATTGAGGGAGTTATTAATCTTGAATTAGATAGATATGATGTTATTATTATTACTAAATCTACTAAAGATAGATTAAGTCTTGAAAGTTATATAAAGAATTATAGCCATTCCATCCTCCACGGGGGGTCTACACTGGAAACTAAGTATATTGGTGTTGTTAATATTCCGCATGAAACTTATAAACTTCGTCAAATTGAATATGATTGGCTTCGTAGTAAACTCACTAGAAATGGTTTTCTAATTAGTCTTATGGATAATGATAGAACAGGTCTTATGGAAGCTATTATTCTTAAGAATGATTATGATATTATACCTATTATTATTCCTAAAGAACTTGGTGTTAAAGATTTTGCTGAATTAAGAAGTAGTTATTCTATAAATGTTATTAATGAATTAACTCAACAAGTTGTTAAATATATAGAAGATAATTATGGAGAAGAAACTGAATTTACTTGGAATACGGAAGAAAGTGATACTTTACCATACTAAAAGTTTAGTTGGTATTACTTATACCGTAATGCGTCCTATTACTAAAGAAGATGAAAAGAATATTGATAAGCTAGAATATCTTGATATAGATAATAGACATATTGATAAAAAAGATATTTATTGCTATGGAGAAATTAATTTATCTTCTGATGATGATATTCAATATCTCAAAAAGTTTAACTTACTTGATACTGATAATGGTGGAATTATTCATAGTAATTTTAATTATCAAGAAGGTTATGCAGTTATTGAAACAGTAGCTAAAACTTATCCTACTTTTGATGCTATTGAATGGTTTAAATATAATCATTGTCTTATTGGTAAACCTGCTCGTATTATTATTTATAAATGTAAGAAAGAAGATTTATGATAATAAAAGGATACGAAGAAAAGTTAGATGGTATGTATATTAGATATATTAATCATCTAATTAATAAAAGTAATGTGCATGGTGCAATTGAATATTTTATTAAAGATTTAGATTGTACTACTATTTATGATGATGGTTCTCGTCCTAGACAAACTATTAATTATGGTTATCGTATTGCTATTTCTAGTATTGAATATATTCTTGACCAATTATATCTTGTTTTAGAAGAACATCCTGAAAAAGCTCAAGATTATATTGATTATCGTAATAATATTATTAAAAAAGTTATTAATATACATGAAAAGAATATTGATTTCGAGAGAAGAAACCCAGTACGATATTATACTAAAGAATCAAGGAAAAGGACTAGAAGTTCTAGCAGAGTTAATACAGCAAAAGACATCTTTACAAATAACGCCATTGATGTTAGCACCGGTGTTGCAAAGGCTGTTAATCCTAAAAAGGAAACGGTTGCTCAGCGTAAAGCTAAACTTCTAGGAGGAAAAGCTGTTAGTTTTGCATTTAGTGGTTTAAAAATAAGTGAAAACAATGAATAAACTTTATCGTAGAAATAATAATGGTGCTCCTACTGTTTGGTGGGCAGAACTTGACAGTGGTACTAATAGTATCACTGTTTTTTATGGTTTTATTAGAGGTAACATTCGTAAAGAGATTTATACTGTTACTCAAAAAGATGGCAATAAAGAACTTCAAAGTAGATATAATGATAAGATTAAACAAGGTTATAAATATCTTGTAGAGATATGTGATATGAATGATAGACCCCCCGTGGAGGATGTAAGTAGTCTTGAACTATATAACTTTCTCAACATTTATCTACCTAAAGAACTTACTAATGGAAATAGTGGTCTTCTACTTCCAATGCTTGCTAAAACGTATAGCAGTAATGTTTGGAAAAAAGTCGATTATATGCTTGGTCAGTATAAGATTAATGGTCTTCGTTGTATTATTACTGCTTATGCTCAAAATGATATGTTCAAACCTACCAGACTTCGTTTCCAAAGTCGTGAAGGTATTACTTGGCATACTCTTGGCTATCTTGAAGATTATCTTCTTTCTGTTATTCCTACAAATGTTATCGGAGATATGATTGATGGATATGTAGCTCTTGATGGTGAAATTTATCTTCCTGGTCATTCAATAAATGAAATTAATCATTTTGTTAAAGACCCTAATTGTCTTGAAAATAAACTTCTTCAATTTTGGTGTTATGATATTATGATGGAAGGTAATCAAACAAATAGAAATTGTTATAGATATCATATACATATACCTACTTCATTTGCTGATATTAATACCCATCTTAATAATAAAGAGCGACTCATTATTCTTCCTCATAGAATTGTTAGTACTGATAATGAAGCTATTGAAGCTAGAAATCATTATATTAATATAGGTTTTGAAGGTCTTATATTACGTAATCCAGATACTGATTATCAATACGGTCGTCGTAGAGTTAATTATATGGAAAAGTTTAAAGATACTGCTGAAGGAGATTTTGTTATTATTGATATTTATAAAGAAGAGAAGCGAGATTTACCTATTCTTCTTTGTAGAAATGATATTAATAATGAAACTTTTGAAACTAGATTAAGTTCTCCACATTCTGTT